TGAACCGGCTGGTGAGCCCGTTGTTTGACCAGTTATGCCGTGCTTAGAAAAAGAAACCTTAAGATCTTGCTGAGCTGATGTTCCGTGATTAATTATATGAATCCATTTAGTCACAGAAGGAAATTTGACACGATATGGGCCAGTGGCGCCAAGTTGATCTGGGTTAATACTACCCGAGGCAAATGGTATGCCAGCAACTTGATAAGCAGCGACATGATTTAAGCCCGGTCTTACATCTTTGTATCTAGCCATTAAATTCTCCTAATATTTGATTACAATAATAAATAGTCATCTATTTTTTCTCATACGTTTTTCTAACGCTCTTTGTTTTTTAAGTTCATCTCTAATTCTTCTGCGTTCAGCTTTCTTACGATCGTGTCTCTTCTTATCAGATGGCTTTTGATAATACCTTCTGTCTCTAACTTGCTCAACAACTTTTTCTTTCTTACACTTTTTAATAAATCTTCTGATCATTCTTTCTGTGTTACCGCGGCACTCTTTTGAAGTTACCTTTACGTTTGAACCTTTTCTACTCATCGTTTCCCCTTGTTCATGGATTCCCAAATCTTTGAAGAATGTCCGAGAATTGAATTAATATCAACACCAGCATCGTCAGGATCTCCAAGGTCAACTGAGCCTGCAGCTTGTTCTTGTTGTGCAGGTGCAGGCGTGGTGCCTTCAAATAAGTTGACACCATTGTAGGCATCTCCGCCGATGGCGTCCATAAGTTTCTTTCTATTCTCGCTATAGTCGCGCTTCTTTGGCGTCGCTGTTCTAACAGGCTGTTCAGCTTGTTCTGTTATGACCGGAGCGTTACCAAGTCCCTTGGCAACTTCTGACACCACATTAGACAAAAGGCCTTCTTCCAGAAGGACTTCGTGGATGCACTCTTTAACGAGTGGCTTGATTAGTTCTTTTAAATCACTCTTCTTCACTTAAAACCTCATTTAAAAGCCGGTTGATTTTGTCGGCTTTTGTGAATACATTATTGTTAAACTCTTTTGCTTCGCGCATCATAAATGCGCCGGGTGTTGATGGCTCGGAAACCATGTCAAAACAAATCAACTGAAAATCATCCTCTACGATTGTTTGACCATTGGCTTCCTTTACGGAACCCATGCCTCTAGATGATACACCCACAGTGACCCCTCCGTTAACCAATTCTTTGAGAATCTTGCCAGATGGAGTTTCGAGCACCTTAATTTTACCCATTACATTCTTACCTTCCATCCAAATCTCAGTCACCATATGTGATGCGTTCTTGAGGTTAATAACAGAATCGTCTGGATGATCTAACTCTCCAAGAGCGCGGCGTTCCTTAACAAGCTTTTGATAATTCTTAACTTCGCGAATCATTGTGTTGTGCGGATATACTCTTCCGTTTCCATTTTGTGTTTCGGTCATCTGCATAATGCCTGATAAGATCATACCTCCATCAGCAACAAAGCGCTTTTCTTCTTCAGTAAGGAGGTCTTGGCAAACACCACCCTCACATAATGCGTAATATTCTCTAAGTAATTTCTTTGACATTGTTTTACTCCGATGTGCCGCCGGCTTGTTGACCGCTACCAGCGAGTTGTGGAAGCAAGTTTTTAAGCCTAGTGTTCGATGATTTCACAGCGCTTAGCGCCTGCTTTACCGGCTTGAGTTCATCGGCTTGAATATCCAAACCAAGCTTTTCAAGATCCTTAACCATAGCAGTAACCATGGCATCAATCTTTTTACTATAGTCAGCCATTACGACGGCGCCCTTTTTTCTTCTGGCTGCTGCTTGGATTTCACCGCCAGTGCCGGTGGCACCTGCAGCAGATAAGGCTTTACCGGCAAGACCTTGTAAACCACCGGTAGCTCTAGCCTTTAATCGCGTTAAGATGTTTTCATCTATTTCACCATTGTCAACCATAGACTGAATTTCTTCAGCGATAATTGATATTAATTCTTGTTCAGCAATATTCATAGCTAAGAACCTTTACAACAGCGTCTTACTGGCTGTAGCATCCATTTATTTGTCCATGTGTCGATGTTCATGTTTAATTCCTTCGTCTCCAAAAATCATGTTAAAAACATATGACGTTCCTGATGATAGCCAACCTAAAAGAAAAAAGTTCGCTACAGATACATCAAAACTAAATAGTTCCGTGAACGGAGAAAGTAGCATTAAAAACCATCCTACGTGGAAACCCATGCACATAGGGCAGCTAAACAATTCTCCAAGTTTTCCTTCAGTGGGCCTAATGTCGTTAAATATTTTTCCGTAAACTAGTATTTGTGTAAGGCCGTAAGCACACAAAACAAAAGCTAATAATTCCATTTTCCTCTCTAAACTGTGTAAATGTAATTGAGCGAGTAGGGGTCTCGAACAAATTGACGCCTCATTGAACCCTTCTCTGTAGACTGCGGCACTTCTCCCAACTCGGTCGAGTCTTCCTTATCTGGGTGAATAAGCTCATCGTCTTGCATAGAGATGATAGCTTCCTTATTCTCGAAGTATGGCCGTTCTTCTTCAATAAATTGTGAAATATTAATCAAAGCCAGCTTGGGTCCATTAATATCAGGGTTTGCAGATTCTTGAATTGTTGCCTCAAGCGCTCCGAAGTATGAGCCAGCTTGAATACTTTCAGGCACAAGAATACCTTTTTTGATTAGTTGGGTCATTAATCTGTTTTGCGCACCATATACCAAATCACTAAGCGTTTCTTTAGGAAAGGCAACAATCTTTTTATTTTTAGGTGACAACACAATATCAATATCACCATGGTCAAAGATCATTACATCGCCATTTAAAGATTGTCTAGCATCAATTTCAAGTCTTATCTTTTTAGAATTTGCTTTTTTACCTATTCTAATTACTACTGGCATTGTTTTCAATTTCCCCAACTAATTGCTGTACCTTCAAAATGGTTAGCAGCATGTTTTGATCAGCCTCAGTGTCTTTATAATTTTCTAATAGTTCTAAGACTTGTTCTGTTTTTTCTACCATGGATTCATCGGATACTATCTCTTCTTGGCTTCTTGACTCAAGCAACGAAGATTTTAATCTTGCAATTTCTTCATTCAAAAACATCTTTAATTCTAAAGAATTATCGACAAAAGAGCTAATGTACAAGTTAAGAAGTTGCTTTTGTTCAGTTAAAAGCTTGTTATCATATTTTGTGTTAAACTTTTCAACAAACGACTCAACAACGACGTTATCTATTTCTACTTGTTCTTCGGCTTCTTCGGTTCTTGACATGTGTTCTAGCACCAACTCTTCAAGAATGACAGAGTTTTTAGGGCTAACGTTTGTAGAAAACATCTTGTGTATGTTTGCCAAGGATTTATAATTTGGGACAAAATTGTTAAAGACCGATGGCTCTAGCTCTTTATTGACATCATTTATCAAATCAGTTTGACTCACAAACAAACCATGAGGATCAAGCACGCGGTGCGCTAATTTTGCTTCCCTCATAATTTTTTCACATGTATTCCTATCAAGCCCGCTTGTCTCGTATAAAGACTGATAGCATTGTAGGTGCTTATACAACGTTGAATCGGGTGCAAAATGTTTCTTAATTAATTTAACTACAGTATTTTTTCTATCGTGATCACCTTGTAGGATGGCCGAGGTGCCTTCTCTAATTAATACTTCAAAAACGAACGCGGTGTTCCTTTTTTTGTTATACTTAGTTTTCATCATTTTGCTCCGTATTTGTTTTTTCTTTGTCTTCTAAGCCGCTAATTAGCTGTTTTAAAGAATGGTTAACTTCAAAAAGTTTTTGTTCTTCTTTAGACTCTTTCAATGTATAAGTAGATTCGTCTTGCTCATAAATACCTTTTGTAATGCTTGGCACTACAGAAGTCGCTAGATCTGATGCCCCTTGAAATTTTGACCTAGTTGAAGATCCACGCTTTTCAGCATTGTATTGTGCGCCAATATTGCGCTGTCTCGGGCCAGATGCTCTTCGCCCATCGTTGGTGCCATCTTTTCTAAGATAAGAGCTTTTTTCATATGTGCTCAGTCTTTTGGTGTCTCTAGAGCCGGGTGGGACAGCAAGCAATGGTGAATCATCTCCACCACCAGCATCAGCATCACCTGCCGGCATTTCTTCAGCGCCAGCATCTAACCCTGTATCACCAAGATCACCACCCAAATCATCACCCAAGTCTCCACCTAAATCGCCGCCGGCGTCACCACCAAGGGCGCCAGCTGTTTCACCTGCTGCTGCAGCTTCTGCGACCTGTTGAAGCGAAGCATCGTACTTGCGGTCATAGTAAATCTCTCTCTGGTTTCTGACAAACTCTTCGTTCGACATACCAAAAATATGCTCGGTGACCCAGCGTCGAGAAAAGTAGCCTTCGGTAGCTGATGCGGCAATGTCAAACTTAGCTTTCCAGAATTCAATCTCTTGCATCTCAGCAATCTTGGATGGGTTGTTGAGAGCAAGCTTGAAGTTAATCAAATCGTCGCCGCGAAACCCAAGTGTGTAAAGATGGATAATACCGATCTTTTCAAGTTCATGAATGATAACACGCTGCAATCTTTGGATTGTTCTCGCGAAACGAATGTCTTTTTGAGCAAGTGTGGTCTTGTCTTCTGCCGCACCCTCGCCCATGGATAAGTATGGCTGTGGGATCTTAAGTGCTGCAAACAACTTATCACGAAGATATTTAACATCCTCGACTGCAGCGGTGTTTTGACCACCAGCAAGGTTTGTAACATCAGTAGCAGAGCCCGGACGCACCGGGATGAAGTAATCTTCTTCGATACTCATTGGGTTATAGCGCAAATCAACTCGGCCAGTCTTTTGATCAACAACCGAGTGTCGTTTAAGGTTGCTAACAATCTTTTCCATATATTGCTCAATGTCGTTTGGTGGAATACCGCCAACATCAATCTTAAACAATCTTCTTTCGGATGAACGAATGACCCGGTAAGCCATCATTGCATCTTCAACAAGTGTAAGCTGCCTAAAAATACGACGAGCAGGATCCAGAATAGATGTACCATATGGGGAGTGCTTGTCGTTACCAAGCACTCTAAAGTGCGCTACTTGCCAGTTTTCAAAGGTCATACCGGCAGAGTTCCACTGATATTGGATGTAGTTTGGGTTAGTGGAGTCTTGTCCCTCCAGTCTCTCAACTTCGGTGATCGGGAGTGTGATAACTGATTGAACTCCAAACTTGTCGTCCATGTCTAAGTACAAGAAAAAATCACCATACTTACACATCGTGCGGGCCCAACCGAAAAGGTTATACTCTACGTTCAACACCTTAGTATAAAGATTGTGCAACACAGCTTTAATTTCTTCGTTTGAGCACTTTACATTTAGCATTGGTCGCAGATCAGAATAAGTGGTCATTTCATCGGCATATATATCTAAAGCAGATGCAATTTCAGGCATGTATTCCATTTGATCAAAGTCAATGTAACGCTCGACACGACGCTGGTTTTGCATAGCATTAAGAGCAAGATTGTCAAGTGGGCTATATTGAGACTTCTTAAACTGCTGTCCTGACGCAGTCCTGAACCTGGATGAGAATTTATCTAAGTGCTGGCGACGAATTTTAGTTCCGGTTTGGGAACGATAATTTACAATCGGACCAGAGAACAATCTAGTCAGGGCCTTAAACAAATCGTTTTGCTGATTTAACGGGTTTCTACTATTGTTATAATTTTTCTTATCATCTGCCATTTATAATCTCACTTTACAATCCATTTAAATTGGTCATATATGTTTTTTGCTTCATTCATTTTATCAAATAATTCGTCTTTTTTGTACCCTTGTTGTCCTTTAATTTGTGTATTCATAGTTGTGTTTGACTTGTACACCGCGTTTAGGAATGCTTTTTTGTAATTAAGCTCTCTTGCGTTATGCTGTATCGCAGTGTCTCTAACCCAGCAGGCGATTGCTAACGCCATAATCAAATCATCATGGTATCCTTTCATTGCTTGGGGTTTGCCGTTCCTCCAAATAAAAGTTTTCATTTCGTTAATAGTACGAGAAGAATATATCGTAATTAGTTTATTTCTGATAAACTCTTCTAATTTCGCAATTATCAGTGGTCGAGTTTTCATCGATGTGGTAAAACCGGGCACGGAAGAATTTAGGTGTTCAGCTGTGTGCTGGTCTACATATTCGTGAGTTGACTTTATTGAGTGGTACAAATTTGGGTACTTGGATTCGTTTAATTTTTCTAGTACTGAAAACCCAATGTTGTTATTTTCTACAACAACCATACAATTACCAAACTCTTTGCCTACTTCATTTAACATGTTCGCATACATATCAAGCGTGGGTTTACCTTGATATTCGCCAACAACTTCTAAAGTTTCTAATTTAATAATATGAAATGTAGAGAAGTCTGCTCCATCGCCGCGGGCAACATCGGCTACTAGCAAATAGCTACATGATGGATCATATTCTTCCCAAATCCAAAAGTTTCTATCAAATCCAGTTCTATGTTTTGGTTCGCGAACATTAGTCAACAACCACTCCATGCAATCGGGGTCAATTACTGTCTCGCCTGATGTGTTGAAGTTGCATTCAAGCTCTTGCGCAATCTGACGTTTAGACATGTTTCTGGTTTCTTTCTTATACCATTCTTCGCCGCGGTCTGGGTGAACGTCCCATGGTAAAGTTGTTATATTGAAATTATTGGCCCCTGATTCAGCATCAGCACAGGTTTTGTGAAACCAATTACCCACACCATTTGGGGTAGATAGTGCTATGCATCGACCACCAGTGGACAGCGTTGGATACAAACCT